AATTGTACAAGGCACTGCGCCTATTTATTCAATTACAGAAAAGGCTAATTTTAGAACACAAGTGGTAAAATTACTACCTGAAATGCGTAAAGACCTAGAAATTGGCGCATCGGTGGCAAATAATGGTGTATGTTTAACCGTGACTGAAGTCAATGGCGATCTCGTTAGCTTTGATCTTATGCAAGAAACCTTAAGAATTACGAATCTAGGCTTGTTGAAAGTAGGCGATAATGTGAATATCGAACGAGCCATGCAAATGGGAACCGAAATCGGTGGGCATTTGTTATCTGGTCATGTGTATTGCACCGCAAGCATTTCAAATATTATCGCCAGTGAAAATAATCGACAAATTTGGTTTGAGCTGCCAAGCGCAGATGTAATGAAATATATTTTAACGAAAGGATTTGTTGCCGTAGATGGCATCAGTCTGACTATTGGCGAAGTAAAAGGCACGCAATTTTGTGTGAATTTAATCCCTGAAACTTTACAACGAACCTTAATGGGGCAACGTAAAGTGGGCGATATTGTGAATATTGAAATCGATCCTCAAACTCAAGCCATTGTGGATACCGTGGAAAATTATCTGAAAGCGAGAAATTTATAGTCCATTGAAATAAAAAGAGCGGTTAAAAAACACAGAATTTTTAGCCAACTCTGAAGAGTTGGACTGTTAAATCAGGGCTGGGTCCTATAATTCACAGGACTTAGCCCCTTTAGTTTACATTGAATACACTTATTATTTTAATAATGAATGCTATTCTATTAGTTTGTAGGATCTTTCTCTATTCGAGTGTTTTATAGTGACGTATAGGGAATAAAAAAGCCCTTGAGTTCAATATTTTCAAGGGCTTTTAGGATTTGATAAGTTTGCTTTGGGCTGGGGGGAGTTGAACACTCGTCTCGGTAATATATAACTTCATGATTTTATTATATAAAGTTTGTTTACTATTTAATCGCGGATCAAATGCGTATCTTTTGGGGAATTACTTCCTTGTATTCCCTTCGTATTCTTTTAGGTATCGACCATAGTGACGGAACAGCATTTCCGGTCCTTTATGCCCCATTTGATTGGCGAGCCAAAATAAATTAGCGCCTTGTGAGATATGCATTGTAGCAAAAGTATGATGAGTTTGATAAGGGTTTCTGTAATGCACATCTGCTAGTTTTAGTGTGGGAGCCCATGCTTTCTTCCTGATTGCATCAGAAGAGGACCATAGTTTTTTTGTTTTCGGATTACAAAATACAAAATCAGAGTTACGAGTGAAATCTTGTTGATCTTGTAATGCCTTTAAGGCTATATCATCAAGCTTAATAATCCAATTTCCTGATTTGGTTTTTGTACCCTTCACAATCCCTACAACTTTTGCTTTTTGGATATTAGCGGTACGTTCGATAAAATCAATATCAATCCATCTCAAAGCACACAGTTCGGAGCTACGTAGTCCAGTTCTTAATGCAAAACAAAATAGATTACGCCATTGTTGAAAACGACAATGATCAAGAATGAGTGCGATTTCCTGTGGTGTGAATGGATCGACTTCATATTCCTCATTTTGTTGTACGGTTGTAGATTTGTAGCGATCAACCGAGATTTGAGAAACCGGATTGAGTTGTATAATCCCGTCTGTGACAGCTTCATCTATAGCACTGCGTAACACAGATAATTTGTTTCGGATGGTTTTTGTTGTAGTGCGTTGCTGCTTTATCCTGTTTTTAATCATCGCCGGAGTGAGTGTATTTACTGTGATCTTATGGAAATCGGAAAGCTCATTGACGATCTTTTGGTAGCCCACAATGGTAGAAGGGGATAGCTTGCGTACTTTTGCTGTTGCAAGATACTCATCAAGATAATGTTTTACTGTTATTCCCTCGACAATTTTTCCAAAAATTTTTAACTGTGGTGAAGTAGGTAAACCCATCCAACATAACTACTAAAAATAATCCAACATAAATGGGAAAAATTTGGATGAAGTGGGAAGAAATGAAAAAGGCGAAATGAAATAGAGTTACACATAGAGAAAAAGAAAACCCAGCGACTTTTTACGGTCACTGGGTTTGTTTTTTAGGATTGGGCAAACATATCGAACTGCCGTTTGGCAATTTCTTCTTTCTGCACGCGTTTGACGATTTTGTAGATCCATTGCAAAGATAAACCATACTTCTTAGCAAGGTAGGCGTGATTATTGCCCGTGAACTCGTTGAAAATTTGCTTTTCACGCTCACAGGCGAAAAGCGACATTGATTTCGGCACATACACATTCAAACCGCCCCAGTTGTAGCCCGTCTTCAATGCTACAATCATACCGATATTTTCCGCGGTTTCCGCGTCCATTTCGGGGTAACATTCACGCACCGCCATTACAGTATATTTCGCCAAATCTGCCAATAAATCAGGGGCTTTGGTTTGAAAGTCATTATTGTCAAATTTGGCTTCATTCATCATTTACCTACTCGTTTTTTCCACTGTTTTAACTGCTCAATAATAGATGCCGTTTGCTCACTATCCAGCTCACGCCAGTCTGCAACGTCCGCATAATATCGAGCAACAAACGCATTCAATGCTGCCGAACTGCTTTCCTCAGCCACTACTTTCCATACTGCCCACAATTTCCGCTGAACGGCAGAAAGGTGTGAAACATCATGCGGTAAGCGAATTTTTGCACCTTTTTGTTGCAATATTTTGACCAGTTTCACTAGCTCTGAATAGCTTATATTTTTCGCAGAATTTTGGTAGAATTGTTGAGATAATAGACTTCGATACGTCTCATCGTCCATTCCCAACTGACTTTTCCCAATATGCACCAGCTGCAATAATCGTTTTCTCATCGTTTACCTCTTAAAATTGCTTTCAATCTTTGTAAATTACTTTCCACTTGTGCCTTTTCCTGCGCCATTTCTTCTACACTTTTTGGCGGTGGTGGCGGAAGCTCAGGATATTCACGCTGTGGCAAGGCTTCTAGCAGTTGTTTTGGTGTAGGGAACCAATCACAAGTCTGCCCAAGTGTCATAAATGCCGTCTCAAACCGCACCTTATCCAACTCCATATCCCACGACTTTTTATAAGTGATCACCCGATACCACGCTTCCAGTGTTGGCTGTATCACATCTTCCGTTGGCGAATTTTTTAGACGTAACAGCAATAACATTGCCACGCCTTGAGCTAGCACAGATTTTAGCCATTGATTGTTTTGCCCCATTCCAACGCTCCTTTAATTGCGTTCATTTTATTGCTTGCAAGCGGTCGATTTTGCTCAGGATTTTGCACAGCCACCGCTGTGCCGATAGGCTTGTAGCCTGCAATAATTTCCAACAAATAACCGTGTGACTTCATCGGCAGGGTAAAATTGACACGGTTCGCCATCATTTGGTTAATGGCATAAACCCACGCCTCAGGCGGTGCAGGAAACTCACGCCCATCACGTTTGATAATCTTAGCCTGTATCATCGGTGTGAGTTCGCCCAGCAAGGTTGCCACACGGTCGAACGTGAGCGAACTTTTCGCAGGACGAAACAGCCCCAAATAACGAATTAAGGCTTCGCCTAACTCACCACTCACCAACAATGCCGCATTTAAGGCATCACTTGCTGCTTTGTTGGCAATCAACGCGTCCAACGAATGCAACGCTCCACACGCACTACATTTCACTTTCATTTTCGGTTCTCCTAATACAAGAAAACCGCCCGAAGGCGGTTTGGTTTAACAAGTTGGGGCAAAATGCTGAATATATTCAGGCTCGTAATCATCTTCCAGTAGGGATTTAATAACAGGATCATTGGTAAAAATCATTTTTGCCATTCCCATTAATACTGGCTCAATGCCGTCCTTATTTTCAACTTGTCCATTTACAGCCCAATCATTGTCTTCATCAAGGAAGAAATCAAAGTGAAGGTCAGCTGTGAAGCCTTTATCTGCTTCAGGTACTAAGCGAATAATTTGATACCAGCCTTTTGTTATGACAATAGGCATTGTTGTCATCAAATCAGTTATTATGGTTCTAACTTTGTTTGGCAGTTTAGCGGAATGTTTAGCACCTATCGTAAAGCTTAGTTCTTCTGTTGTTAGACAAACGCCAATAGAAACTGTGGTCAAATAATGTGCCGTCATATTCTTACCCCCATTTTCATCAAAATCCCCTTCGCATTCTGCACATAAATACTGGCGTGCATTATTTCTTCTTTATCTAGCGATTTCTCCGCCTGCTCAAGCTGAATAATCGCTTGGCGAAGTTGCATTTTTAAGGCATCTAGTGTGGAAATCATTGTCTTTTCTCCCGTTTACCTTGCCATGTTTTGCAGTAGGTTTTGCGCGTGTTGCACCACTCACGTTGTTTGAGTGTTACCGCTTGCTTTGCTGCTTCTCCCCACAATTCACTAGCTCGGGCATAATTGCCAGAACGCTCCATTTCTGCTGCGACTTCTGTTACTTCGCGATAGGCTTCTTCTAGCACATCGCGGTCGATCTTTGGTCTTCGACTCATTTCCGCACCTCTTCATCATTCGGCTTAATCACAAACTCTTCCACGCCTTCTCGAATAGTTACGCCCGAAATAGAGCGTGCAATATCAGGCTCGGCAAGCATCGCTTCCTTATTGAGCTCTTCTTTCGTGCGAATAAAGCGAAAAAGCCCCAAATTGCGCAGGCTTTCTAAAATGCCGTCAATGCCTTTGGCAACCACTGCAGGCGGTTTGGCACGCCATTGTACTTCGCCGGTGGTAAAGTAAGCCGTCTTCTGTTTGCCTCCGTTAGTGAGTTCTAAACGACGACTTTCACAATACGCCTGCACCGCCTTTTGTAACGGCTTCACTTGCTCTTTCAATGTAGTCAGTTGTGCCGTGTATTTTTCATCAACCGCTGCTTTCTCGTCCGCTTGCTGGGTGGTCAATCGCACCTGCTCACGCTCTAAATCGCCGATCTGTTTAATCGCCAACGCCACTTCATCTTGGGTTTGCAAGGCGATTTCTTGCACTTCACTTTTTACTCTTGTTGCGCGTTTAGCCATTTTTTAGTTCCTTACTGATTGTGAGTTTGATTTTTCCGCATTTCTTGCCTAACACGGCTTCCAGTATCGTTTCATTGCCATTTACTGAACCATTAAAATGTGTGATACCGCCAAATAACGCCTGTGTAATGCCATCTCGGTCATCTACGAGTGCTTTTGCTAAGGCTTTACAGCAAATCAGGAAATTTTCAGGATCTTTACGAGTAATAGGTTTCATTTTAGCCATTGTTCGTTACTCCTTTTTGGCAAGTATAAGGATAAAAATCTGCGTTAATTTTTGGGGTTAGGCTGCCGTTGGGCGAGCGGAGGTAAACTACACCGCTGATACAAAGCTCGGCATACGCCCACGTTTGCTTTTGTATCATTCCGTCATCACAGCCAGCCAACAAAAATGAGGTTAAAATTAAGGTTGTTTTTCTCATATCGCCCCCTAAACCTGCATCACTACATCGCCATTTACTTTCGGCACGCCTAAACTTTCTGCCAAGTTCATCGCTGCCGAGAGCAAGTTGTTTACTGCGAGCGGATATAACAAACTGGTGGTGGTTTTATTTCTCCCCACCGCCGTTAAGCGTTGTCGCACCGCAAGGAAAGCATCTTCATCAAAAATATCGCTGAGTTTTTTGCCGACTTTCGCCAAGCGGAATGCCACATAGTTTTCTAACTCTGCATCAAGGGGAGCAAGTTCCACTACTTCACAGCGTTGCACCACTTCGCGCACTTCGGTGTTGCGTTCCGATAGTTTCAGCTTCAATTCAGGCTGACCAATTAGCACAATCGAAATCAGCTTTTTAAAGCCATCTTCCAACTCAAAAAAGCGTTTCAAGTGTTTAAGCGTCGGAATTGGCAAGGAGTGCGCTTCTTCGATGATGAGCACGTTCGAATAGCCCGATTTACAGCTTTCTTTCAACACTTGGTGCAACTGGCGAAAACGTGCCTCGGGCGAACGTTTCACGCTTTGCAGTGGGGCAAGGGTGGAAATAATCGCCTCCGCAATATGTGCCGCTTTCAGTGTTTTACCCTTGATATCGTTGTCTTCCATCGCAATGATGTAAGGCTCAATCACCGCAATTGGAGCGTTTTCGGCTCTAATGCGATCAATCAAATCACGACGCAGAGTCGATTTTCCTGCGCCGCTTTCGCCCACAACAGCCATAAAACCACCGTGCTTGGCGGTTTGATAAAGCGACTCCCGCACATAACGAATGTCGCTGGTGGCGAAAACTTCGTCAGCCGAGCGAATATCGACTGAAAAAGGGTCAATCGGTAATAAAAAATGTTTCTTAGTGGCTGGAAATAAAGCCTGTTTTGCGAGTAACATAATCTCGTCCTTAATTTCTCGTTTGGTTTTAAGGGCGGAAGCGGCAGGCTCGGTCGCCAAACTTTCCCCTGTTGCTTCCTTTTCTAATAGCGTTGCAAGCGGTTGTTTTATCCCAATCTTTTGCAAAGACGCTATTAAACTCTTCTCAAATGTCGCCCACTCCCGCACCCGTTGATTATGGTTTATCAACTGAGAAATGGTTGCAGGCGACACATTCATCATCTGTGCTAACTGCCTTAAGCTCACGCCCTTATCAATCAGCACCTGTTTTAGTTTCAGCATAAAATGCTCCTTCAATAAGTCCCCCTCTTTTGTAAAGAGGGGTTAGGGGAGATTTTAGGGCAATCACGCCGCTAATAATTTCAAGTGGGAGCGTGTCGGCTCGGGTGCCACAAACTCCGCCTTAAACGCATCAAAGCCCAGCTCCAGCAACCGTTCAGCTTCCACCTGCGGTACACCTTGCGGATATTTGCCGGTAATCCATTGATAGCATTCACCCGTCCACAACTCTCCCCAGCGTGCCTTACCGTTTTTGGCAAACTCCACCGCCGACATCGGCTTTTGTTCCACCCGTCGGGCGTTGGTGGTGAGTTCGTGTTCTTGACCTTTTTTCGGCATATACCAATTTAAGTCCGTGTTCTCAATGTGTTGATATGGATTGATCTCCCCATTAAATAATGGTGCGTTGGCTTTCTTGGCTCGTTTCAACTCATCTTCGGTTTCCACACCATAAGCCAGTTGCTCCGCCTGTTCCTTGTTGGTTTCAAATGCCGTTTTGCGGTGGGCTTTGTATTCTTCGCCGATGATTGCCGCGTCCACACGGAAGCCTAGTTCATTCACTTCAATCGGCTCCAGCACCACCCAGTAAGGTTTCAAGCTCATCGTGCCATCATCAGCAAAAACTTGCTCAAAGCACTGCACTTGCACACATTCAGGGCGGTACGGATTTTTGCCCACCGTGATTTTCTCGCCAATTTTCACATCAGGTACATCACGCACATCGTAGCGGCGATTTTCAAAGCTGATTTCCAACTTATCGGTCACCAATCGCTCGGTGAGTGCGGTAATCATCAGCTCTTGGCAAATTTCACGACTGGGCGGATATAACAAATCATTGGCGTGGATTTTCCGCCACGCACCGTAACGTGTCATACCGTGGCGGCTATGCACCGCCTTGGCGTTAAAATACCGCATCCACTGGTGGGCAAGCTGATTGAGTTCTGCCAAACCACTCACATTCATAAACCGCAAACCGCTTTCAAATTGGCGTTCCACAATATCATTGCCTTTTTCCACTTGCCCTTTGGCTCGGGCATTATGGGCTTTTGGCACTTCAATTTTCACGTCCAACTGGTTCAGCAAATGGGTGAACATTTGTGACGTATTGGCAGAGCCACGGTCGAACATCAAAATTTTCGGCACACCGAAAAATGGCTCGGCAGGATTCTCTTTCTTCTGAATGGCGTTAATAAAGGTTTCAGAAATGTTCTCCGCCGTTTCACCGCCATACACATATTCCACATAAATCACGCTACTCGCGTGGTCGGTAATGACATACCGCCACACTCGTTGCGGTTCGACTTTCGCCACATTCGCTGGCTTGTTTTTGTAGAATTGCTCGGCTTCCATTACGCACAACCCATTGCCTTTGCCGGTTTCTTTCAGGTAATACAGCACACACAAAGACGGGGCGATTTGCCAAACGTGGTTCGGGTGTCGGCTTTGCAACTGTACCACAGGGGCAGGGCGTAACAGCTGGTCAGGGTGCAAATTGGCATTGCGTAATGCACGCTCCACTGAACTTGCCGAATAAGGGCGAACGTCGCCTGTCTTCTCGTCCACAAACTCCGCTTTCACTTTGTCATTGGCGCGCAATATGTCCAAAATCCGCTCTAACGTTGCCATGGTTTTGCCGTTTTTGCGCCGTAGGTGTAACCACGCGGCACTAATCAATTTCAGCTCATTCGCATCCATTTGATGTTTCCCCTTGTCTGACCGCACTTTGCGACCACTCGCTGGGCGGTAGGGCTTAATTTGCCGAAGAAAGGTGGCTCGGCTTAAACCGGTGAATGCACAGCCTTCTTCAATAATTTTTTCCTTCTCGCCAAAGCCTGCTTTCTCCACACGCTCGGCATATTGGGCGAGAACGCTCGGTAGTATTGCCATTGCATTTCCTTAACCCACCACTTCCGCATCTTGAATGTGAGCATCACGCTCAATCTCGTCCAAAATGCTCGTTACACTTTCATCTAACTTGCCGTCAGGTTGATAATCTTCTCTCGCCCATTCGGGTAAGGCTTCGCCGCTTGGCATATCGTCCAACCCGAAACGTTCTTTGAGTTCCGACAAAATCAACTGATACTCGGCAAGTACGCCACTCATAAACTGCTTGTGGTCAATGCCTGTGGCTTCCGTGTGAGCGGTTAAGGCTTCAAAGGCTTGGAAAACTTGCCCTCGTAGCACGGCTTCCGCTTTGTAAGAAATCGCTGCGGCTTCTTCGCGTAATACGCCACCGCGTTGTTCAGACGTTTGGGTTTCAATCGCCTTGGTTTTCTTCGCCAGCTCCAAATCTAAGTGGTTAATCCGCTCATTTTTGGTGGCAAGCACTTTCGCTTGCGCTTCATAATCGTCCGATTTGCGTTTCAACTGGGCTTGTAAGGCTTTTTTCTCCTTCGCGTGTTGGGCGGTCAAGTCTTCGATTTTCTCAATCAACTCTTCCTTATCGGTGGTGTCTGAATAATCCGCGTCCACAATTTCCGCTCGGGCTTCTTCAGGCAACTGGCGAAGTTTACGCATTTCGCGGTAGCCTAAGCCGAGGCGTTGGCTGGTTTCTAGGAAGTCTTCGCCAAGTTTGTAAAGATTAGAAATATCTTCGTCAATTTTTTGGCGACTAAAACCTAAAGCACTGCAAAAATCGTCCCAAGTGCTAACCTGTCGGCGGTTTCCGCTAATGTCTAACATCTCTAAACCCTTATATTTCTTAGCTTCTTTAAATTCTGCTAATACTTTAATGTGCTGACACGTCGTCAGTTTTCGGTGGAAATCACTCATCTTGATCATTCCGAGCATTTCATAAGCATCTGCCATTTCTGCTGTCATCGCTTGAGCCGCCATTACCACCGCATCTTGCTGTTCACTTAATCTTAAATCTGTCATTGTTCACTCCTTAAAAACCACCTGTCATCACTCGATGGCGTACTTCATTAAACCGTTCATTCACTGCCTGCATATCCTGCTCATAACACACCGCAAGGTTGAGCAGGGCAAAACTGAGCGTCCAGTTGCCAGTCGGCAACTTGCGCAAAAAGCCTTCGCTTTCTAAAATCGCCGTGGCTCGCGTGATATTCACCGGTGTTTCATCAATCGCTTCGCACAAATCCTTATTGCTTAAGCCGTCCAACGTTCGCCCTTTCAGGGCTTTTAAAATCCGCAACGCACGCTGCGTACCGTTAATTTTTTTCATTGTAAAAATCCTTTCTCTTTCAACCGAGCCACCGCATTCGGATCACGCATAAACGCTGGCGTGGATAAATCAATTTGGGTGATAGGGTCAATCACTTTGTAACCTTGTTTTCTGAGTAGGTAACTCATTAGTCTGTTTAACAGTTTCATCTTGTTCTCCTATTGTTTTCTAAAATAAAGAGCGGTTAGATTTTTCGCTGTTTTTTCCAAATTGTTAAAGAGCAGGTTTGCGTGTATTTAAGCCGCCGCTTTTAAGCCGAGTTTCACAGCGATTTCGTGTCCGATACCACGTTTAGCTTTAATCGTGCCATTCAACACGCGGTAAACATACAATCGGTCATAACCGTGTTCTCTCGCCCAATCAGCGAAAGATTCGCCGCGAGCTTCAAACTCGCTTTTCACCTGTTCAGGCGTTTTAACATTCAGCATTTTTTTCTCCTGTTGTGGTATAATTGCTAAACAATCAATAAATCATTTCTTACATTTGTAAGATTATATTACATTTGTAATGTTTTCAAGGGGAAATTTATGGATTCTTTCAAAGGGAAACTTATTCGCTTAAAAAATGAACTAAATGTGGAAACAGATAAGGAAGTTGCAGAGTATTTGGGAATGACCAATAACGCATTCACAGTGAGAAAAAGTCGAAATAGCTTCCCCGAAAAAGAGCTTTTCGCCCTAAAAGCCAAATGTCCAGAATTAAACCTTAATATGGATTACATCTTGCTCGGTCATCGCCATGAAGCTTATGAAGCAATGGAAAAAGAAGCGTTAAAAGATATGCCGAAGCCTGATTTTTCAGACAAAACAGGCTTATTGGTGCAGTTATTTATGCAGTGTGATGATCAAGGGCGTGCGGCGATTTTAAGCGTGGCTCAGACAATGGCAGCAATGGGGCAAACGGCAGGAACGACTAACATTGCACAGCAATTCAATAACAACACAATTTCAGGTGGCTCCTTTACAGTAAAAAACAAATAATGCAGCAATTTAATCACAACATTATTTCCGATAGCACATTCATATTAAATTACCTTGATGGAATGAATGAAGAAGAGACGAAAGAAGTCTTAACACAATTTTCAGATGAACAACTCCAACAGGCAAAGAAGTTGTTGAAAAAAGAATATCGCAGTATTTTTCTTTCACCTTTTACATTTAAATGGTTTTGGATATTGTTGGCATGCGTGCCACTCTTACCGAGCACAGTAAAATTTGCTCCAGAAATGCTGGCAAGTATCTATGCTGATGATCTTATTATGATGATGACATCAGTGCTTGGCACTTTTGCTGTTGTGTTTTTGATATTCATGGGGCTGATGAATTTTAGTATCGCCAAAATGCGGCTTGATATTGAAGCCATAAACCAACTTTTAAAAGAAAGCCGAAGCCGATTTAAACTTATCGAAAATGAACAGTTTTCCCGTAAATATCAATACTGGAAGATGAAATATAACGTTAAAAATCAACTAACCGACTATATGGAGTAACCAATGAATGAATAAATTACTAGTTGTTGCATTATCAGCATTTATGCTTACTGCTTGTGGTGAAAGCGATCCGAACGCTCCAACTCAAGATGAGAAAAATACTATTGAATTAGCTTTTATTAACAATATACCAAAATCATCAGACTCAGCAATTCGATGCAGAACAAATAAAGTTGCTGAACGTTACTATATAGGGTGTTCGGTAGTAGCCGTTGGAAAACAAAGTAATATTTATTTGTTCCTTTACAATAAGGATAAAGATCCTATTAAACGTTTCTATGCGTTGAATGGTTCAGCTATGTCTAAATATGACACATATCTCAAGTCAGAACCTATGCTCGGTAGTTACAAAGATACTTTTGGCTTGCCAATGGAAAAGGACATTGATTTGAATGTAGTTCTTAATGAATTTAATAAATAGGAAATAAGTATGAAAAAATCCCTAAAATACGTCGCTTTCGCCCTACTAGGCGTAGCGGCTGCCGTATTTGCCAAAGAACAATTACAATGCGAAGGCAAACGCATCTGTAAAGAGATGGATAGCTGCGAAGAAGCCCGTTTCTATCTCACTCAATGCGGTGTCAGTAGCCTAGACCGCGACAACGACGGCGTACCTTGTGAAAGTATTTGTGGTGGGAAGAAAAAGAAATAATTAAAGAACTGAAGAACTAAGGAATTAAAATGCAAGCAAGAATTACTTTTTACGATATTAAGCGTTGTGGCTTTTATAAATATGGTAGTGAACAAACGTTATTTGGGAATATTGCAGATACATTAAAAAATTTACATCAATGGGTGCAAGGAGCATCATTAAGCGAAACCAAAGTTCACGATGTCATCGATTCTATTCTTGGTACTTATGTTGCGGCATTAGAACCAAGCAAAGGTAATAAGTCCTATCTGTTGGTATTGTGGAACCAAGTACCAAGTACAGAAGCTGGGGTGTTATCATTAAAAAATGATGCGGTTATAGGACAGCAACAAACCTTGATTGAAAATCCTATTGAGCAAGACTCTATAGCTGGCTATCCAACTTGCTTTTGGTTTATTCCTGAGAAAAACTGCTTTGCATCAATAGTATTTGAAAAAGGTTTAACAGGCAAACGGGCTCTTGAATTATATCTTTTTAATTTTTTACGCCACTGCTCTCAATATGTTAGGGTTAAACAAGATGATACAGGTGAAGATATTATTTATTTTGCTGATCCGAATGATGAGTATCAGCAAACATACCGTCGTCCATACTTTGTAAGTAAAGTCTGCCATAAAACCACGAAAAAGCAATTTTTTAAAAAGCGTTTAGATAAAGTAAGAAAAATTCTTTTTAGAACACACTTTAACGCTTCACAAAAGACACCATATGAAGGTTATCAAAAATTACTCAAAATGTTAAATTGTTCATTACCATCTAACTATTTAGAAAAACAGCTATCATACCAAGTGGAGATGACTGTTGATGAACAAAGTATTGATTTTGAAACCCTATATAAAACATGGGAAGATGAATTTGAACAACTGAACATCGATTATGGTTTTAAACTAACTGGGGATAGCACACCTTATTGGTTTAGTGGTACTATAGCGAAAGGTGAATTTGAACTTTCAGGTTTAAATTTAAGTGATCTTGTTGAAAATCCGAAAAAACTCTTAGCTGAATTGGAGGCTCAACGGAGCGAAATTTTAAAAGTGCTACCTTAAAATGTTATACAGAATACTAATTGCCATATTAGCCATTGTTAGTTTTGTTGCTGGCGTTTATTATGGCGGTGATATTAAATTTGAACAACAATGGACATTGTATGAAGCATTAAGAACAACAGCATCTATTGTCTTTGCTGTGGCTGGAGCTTGGATTGCAATCATTTATCCAGAGCGTTTAAAGGCACCTTTTAAGGGTGAAAAAACTCAAATTGATGGTTCTTTAAAACATTACCGCTCTTTGTTTTCTCCAATAGTAAACTCTATTTTCATTCTTTGTATTGTTTTAATTGTTGGTATATTAGCTCCAGTTCTGAAGCAAATTCCTATGTTGGTAGAATATAAACTGCTCTTAAGGGCTATTTCTTATGGATTGCTTATGCTCTTAACCTATTGCCAAATCTGGACAGTATTTATTACTATATTTCCTGCAAGTTTACTGCATAGCGAGGCTAATAAAGCTATATATGAAGAACGAATGACGCAGCGTTACAAAGTAAAATAATCATTAAACCAGTTTAAAATCAGTTCGCACCTATATTCAGTACACTCCAGTTATCAACCAATCCTTGATAACTGGAGTTTTTTATGTCTTTTCCCATCAACAAAATCGTGATCCATTGCTCAGCCACTCAAAACGGCAAGCAGTTACACACCACCACTCAAACCGCCGCACAACGTATCGACGACTGGCACAAACAGCGTGGCTTTCAGCGTTTAGCAGGTAATTACAAAGCCTTTAATCCTCATCTACAACATATTGGCTATCACTTTGTGATTGACACCGACGGCACGGTTGAAACAGGTCGTCGTGAGGGCGAAACAGGTGCCCACGTTAAGGGGCATAATCTAAATAGCCTTGGCATCTGCTTGGTCGGTGGGATTACCAAAGACAAACGCAATCACGGCGAATATACCGAAGCTCAATGGAAATCCCTACACCTTTTACTGCGTGAGCTTGAAGCCAAATATCCCAGCGCTCGTATTTGTGGACATCGTGATTTAAGCCCAGACCTAAATGGCGATGGAACAATCACGCCTAATGAATGGATTAAAGACTGTCCGTGTTTTGATGTGTGGACGTGGCTGGATTCCGAGCAGGTTGTCAATTTAGAACATTTATTTAAGGCGTAACAATGGAAAAATGCAAACCACCTAAACCAAGATTAAAGAAAGACCGTTTTAAAAAACACGGTTCAAAGCAAGCGTAGGAGACTTTATGAAAAAAATAAGCAATAACGCCAAATACAACAAAGCACTAAACGGTGGTCGCACCGTTGCTCAATGGTTTTACTTACGCTGGAGTTACTAATGGCACTCAAAGAATTGATTACTAACAACGATGGTCGCCTTTCCACTACCGCCTTTATCCAGTTTTTCGGGGCGTTATTGATGGCTGGCATTTTGGTGTATGCCGTATGGCTTGACCGCACTTATGTAGGCGAACTCTTTACCACCTTCGCCCTATTCTGCGGTGGTGGCGTGGCAACCAAAGGTTTTGCTAATGCGTTAAATAATCGGGGGCGAGAAGAATGATGGCTTACTTAATTTTAGGTGGGGTTGCGGTGGTTTTGGTCAGCGGTGCGATTGCCTGTTACAAAATTCGCAAATCTCAACAGGAAATCGACCGCTTGTTTAAGCAAAACGAGCAACTGCAACAGGAAAAAGTAGTAGCTCAAACTCAAGTGAAACATTTTGAAACGAGAAAAAAGAATGAAGAAAACAACCGCACTTCTGATCGCAATGGGCTTATTGACCGCCTGCAACAACAAGGCGATCTCCGTGATTAACCCCAGCTGTTCAGGCTTTGGTGTAATCAAGGTAAGCCGTCAAGACACCACCGAAACGCTCCGTCAAATTGCGGTGCATAACGCGACCTATCGGGAAATCTGCAAGGAGACGAACAATGACCATTAACGTGGAATTTTGGCACTTGGTGGGGTTGTTGCTTTCATTCTTAGGTTGCTGTTTTGGCTTTGCCAAGATTTTAGTATCACAGTTTCAAAACTCACTGTCGGAGCGCCACCAAAACCAGCTCAAAGTAAACGACAAAGTGGAAGAATTGGAAAAGCAATTCAACCAAATGCAATCCTCCCTACCGCTTGTGTATGTATTACGTGATGACTACATTCGCGGGCAAACGGTGCTAGAAGCCAAAATGGACGCATTACATAAAACCCTTAGTGATTTATACAAAATGGAGAGTGCAAAATGATGGAAAAAGCCCGTCGCGAAGGTATGCGTTGGCAGTTGCTCAACGTATTACATAAAGCAATGCCTTACACCACCAGCGAGCAATTTTTACTTGATGTGATGCGTGGCATTTACCCAAATGTCACGCCGCACGAAATCCGCCAGCAGTTGGAATACCTTTCCGACCGCAAACTGGTGGAACTGACCAAACAACCGCACGGCGTATGGTTTGCCGATATTAACCGCTTGGGCGTGGATATTGTGGAATACACCATCGACTGCCAAGCAGGTATTGCCCGCCCTGAAAAGTACTGGGCGTAAGGGGGAGAAATGGCACCTCGCTCAAGTATTGAAAAACTGCCCGAAGATGTTCGCCGCTGGCTGGAACGCGCCTTAACTGAGAACGGTTTTTCGGGTTATGTGGAATTGGAAACGCTATTGCGTGAGAAAGGTTATTCCATCAGTAAATCGGCGATTCATCGCTATGGGCAGAAGATTGAACGCCGTTTTAAGGCAATCAAGGACAGTACTGAAGCGGCTCGCATTATTGCCGAAGGCGCGGAAGATAAGGAAGACAAACGTAGTGAAGCCTTGATGGGGATGTTGCACTCGTCTTTGTTTGATGCGTTGGTCGATATTGAAGAAGCCAAAGATGATGAGATGACCCCGATGGAGAAATTCCAAGCCCTAAGTTTTGCAGGCAAAAATGTGGCATCACTCATTCAAGCAAGCACCAAGCTCAAAGTCTATCAAGCTGATGTGAAACGGCGTGCGGAACTTGCCGCTGAAGAAACGGAAAAAATCGTAATTCAGGCTGGCTTGTCGGCAGAAACCGCAGACAAAATCAAACAGCAAATTTTAGGTATTGCATAGTGAAAGATCTGATTCCCTTTGACCCAAATGAGCTACTGTTGGGCTACCAAAAACGTTGGATAGCCGATAAATCCCAGCTCAAAATCGCTGAAAAATCTCGTCGAACAGGTTTGACGTGGGCAGAAGCTGCTGATGATGCTTTGATTGCCAGCCTTGCTAAAAAAGATGGTGGCTCTGATGTGTTCTACATTGGGTCAAACAAGGAAATGGCACGTGAATTTATTGACGCGGTGGCAATGTGGGCAAGGACGTTTAACTATGCAGCAGGCGAAATTCAAGAAGAAGTGTTGCAAGATGAAGATAAGGACATTCTGACCTATGTAATCTATTTTGCATCAGGCTTCAAAGTAAAAGCCCTTTCCAGCAACCCGAAAAACTTACGTGGTATGCAAGGCGTGGTGGTCATTGATGAAGCAGCCTTTCACGAATACCTTGCGGAAGTATTAAAAGCAGCACTCGCTCTCACAATGTGGGGGGCAAAAGTGCGGTTGATTTCTACCCACAACGGTGCGGACAACCTTTTCAATGAGCTGATTTTAGATAGTCGGGCAGGTAAAAAACGTTATTCCGTACACACCATTACCCTTGATGACGCTTGTGCTGAAGGCTTATATCAACGCATTTGCCAAGTCAGCAAGCAAGAATGGGCACCCGAAAAAGAAGCTGAGTGGAAAGAAAACCTACTCAATGACACGGCAACCAAAGAAGATGCGGAAGAAGAATACTATTGCGTGCCGAAAAACGGCACAGGCTTATGGCTCTCACGTGCGTTGATTGAACGCCAAATGAGCGAAAACACGCCCGTAATCCGAATGACGGCAAAAGATGGCTTTAGCCTTGTACCTGAGCCGACACGCTATCAGGAAATGCTGGATTGGTGCGAAACCACGCTTGCCCCGATTTTGCAAACCTTAGATGAAACGCAATTACATTTTTTAGGCGAAGACTTTGCCCGTAGTGGCGATATGACGTCCTTTGTGGTGTTAGCACAACAGCAAAACTTAACCAAAAGCGTTCGATTGATTGTGGAGCTGGGCAATATGCCTTACAAGCAACAAGAACAAATTGTGCTGTTTATTCTCAAGCATTTGCCACGCTTCGCCGGTGCAGCTTTTGATGCGCGTGGGAACGGAGGCTATTTAGCCGAAGCCGCTCGCGATGCGTTTGGTTCATTGGTGGATTGCGTGCAGTTATCGGAAAAATGGTATCGCGAACACACCGCCCCATTTAAAGCCGCGCTCGAAGATGGCGAACTCGACAGCATTCCCAAAGATGCCGATATTCTTGCCGATTTGCGTTCGTTCCAAGTGGTGAAAGGCGTGCCACGCATTCCCGATAAACGAACCAAAAGTGCAGACGGCAAAAACAAACGCCACGGCGATACCGCAATTTCTTTATTGCTTGCTCATTATGCTAGCCGTCAGTTGGTGCAGTTGCCTGTGAAAGCCCACAGTCGCAAACCAAGAGCCAGCCGAAAATTAACGCAAGGATATTAACCATGATCGCATTTGTAACTTTAACCATTTCTGCCGCTGTGCTGATTTTTTACGACAAACCGTTTTGGTGGGTATTTTTATTGCTTGCCGCCTTTGTGGATTATGAAAAATAAGGAAAGCCAATGACACCAAAAAAACAAGACCTAATCCGAGTCATCGCCAGCCGTGCCAACGCCATTGATTATTGGGCGTTTATGCACTACCTGCCGAACCCCGATCCTGTGCTGAAGAAAATGGGCAAGGATATTTCGGCTTACCGTGAAATCCTATCCGACAGCCACGTAGGCGGCTGTGTTCGCCGCAGAAAAGCGGCAATCAAAGGGCTAGAATGGCGCATTACCCCAACAGGCAATGAAAAAACGGATGAGATTTTAACCGCACTTTTCGACCGCTTGCCGATGTCGCATATTATCAGCCAAATTTTAGATGCCACGTTGTTTGGTTATCAGGCGTTGGAAGTGATGTGGGAAAGCAAAGACGGCTTGTTGTTGCCTGTTGCCATTGTCTGCAAACCGCAAGAGTGGTTCGTCTTCGATGAGGAAAACCAACTTAAACTTCGTACCAAAGAGAACATCAACGGCGAAGAACTGCCACCTTATCGAATGTTGCTTGCCACACAAAATGCGACCTACATCAATCCGTATGGCTTGGGCGATCTCTCGCTCTGCTTCTGGGCGGCAACGTTTAAGAAAGGAGGCTTTAAATTCTGGTTGGAATTTATGGAAAAATATGGCAGCCCGTGGCTGGTCGGTAAACACCCACGCCAAGCCCAAA